CTATCGATGAACTGCATGAAAAAAGAGCAGAGATCGAAACAATAGAAACACAGATTGAAGCTTTTGAAAAAGACATCAAATTAAGAGAAAAAGAAATTAAGAGAAACTCCTCCAAGAAGAAGCTTTTGGAAGGAATACCATGTGGCACTCAATTTCCTAAATGTAAATTTATTAGAGATGCAAACGTCGCTGTAGCACACCTACCAGTCATCCAAGAAGAAATGAGCCAGACAATAGAGCAGATGGCTGCTTTTACAACTCGCTTAGAAGGAATGCATCCGGAAAAGGTTACGGAACATCTAAATAAGTTTCAGCAAATATTAGATCGGAAGGTTCAGACATCAAGTCGAATCACAGAAATCGGCTTACAAATTGAGCGAGACGAAAGCACCCTCAAGCTTTTGTTGAAAGAGGTTGATGATTTAGAAAAAGACGAACAATTATATGATGACAATAGAGAAGCAATTGAAAATCTTGAACAACTGGTAGCCCAGAAAGACACTCTGGTATCTTCGATGAAGGTTAATAAGAGAATGTTAGCCAAGTGCGAACAAGACAAATTGCAGTTCTACAAGCAAACAGGCTCAGTAGAAGAGAAAATTAAAATGTTAGAATCAGAAAAGGCACAGTTTGAGGTATATAGATCACAATACTCCGCGTACGATTTATATATGCAATGTATGCACACCAATGGAATTGCTTTCGATATTATCAAAAAGAAGCTTCCCATTATCAATGAAGAAATAGCAAAAACAATATCTAATATTGTTGACTTTGAGATTTTCTTTGAAGTAGACGGATCTAAATTTGAGATATATATCAAGCATCCAACTCATGGCGCCCGCCCTTTGGAGATGGGATCCGGAGCAGAAAAGACGATCGCAGCTATGGCAATCAGAATGGCACTACTCACTGTATCTTCAATGCCAAAGGGTGATATTTTTATTCTTGACGAACCAGGAACTGCACTAGATGAAGAAAATATGGAAGGCTTTATTCGCATGTTGGAACTAATTAAAGTGAACTTCAATACAGTTTTGTTAATCTCTCACTTAGATTCTCTTAAAGACTGCGTTGATATGCAAATCGTAATTGACAAAAAAGATGGGTTTGCACATGTTAAACAATAAAAGGAGAAATAATGACAATGGAAGAATTAAAACAAAAGCAAGCAGCAGTAGTTGATACTTGGCTTGAAAAGGTAACAAGTAGAAAACTTCTGGTTTGGACAACAGCAACAGTCCTTATGGTTATGGCATTGATCGAGTCAGGCGACTGGGTTATGATCTCTGCACTTTACATCGGCGGACAATCAGTTGTTGATGCCATTGCTAAAATGAAGGGCGCATGATTAAGATTGAGATAAAATCAAAAATAATAGATTATATCAAAAGGCATTGGAAGGAGCTACTCATTGTAGCTCTTTTCGCCACTCTTTTCATTAAGGGTAAAATGGATTATGCATCGTTGTATAACATGCATATAGAGACTACTAAGCAATATGATCTTCGGATCGAAAAGCTTAATATAGCACATAAGGAACAATTGGAGAAAAAAAATGAAGCTATCAAAGAATATATTCAACGGGTGGAAAGTATTAGGAATCAATACGACACCGACAAAGAAGAACTCAGAAACAACACAGACAATAAAAAAGAAGAAATCCAGCAAATTCTATTAGAAAAGCCGGAAGAATTAGTTAAAGAAATGGAAAATAAATTTGGTTTCAAATATGTTGAATAAAATACTACCTTTAATCGTATTACTAATACCATCGTTGGCGTTTGGCGGCAATGGTAATTTTACTTATTTGGTTGAAGGACAAAAGTCGCCTTTCAAAGGAACTCTATTTGACGATGAAGCAACCGCACATATCTTGACTCTACCTGAGTTTTATGAGGTGCAATGCGATTTGGATATGGAGTACCAACTAGGACTGAAGACGGAAAAGTATAATTTTGAAATTAAAGACTTGGAAGCTAAAGTTGTTTTTCTAGAAAAAGAGAAGTTTACGATCGTCGAACAAAAAGATTCTCGCATACTTCTATTAGAAACTGAACTTAAGAAGAAAAATAGAAATGATAAGCCATATATTTTTGGAGCCGGAGTTGCAATAGGAATAGTGGTAACAATGGGAATTCTAAAAGGTATGGCAGCGGCAAATGAAAATTAAAGATACAAATAAGATTGCAGCATATGAGAAAGCAATCCAACAAAAATATGGAGCAGAAGCCATTCAAAACCCCAACTCTACTTGGGATGCGGATAAAGAGAAAGAGTATCTGGAAAGTACTAAAAAGTTTCAAACTAAGATATCCAAATTTGAAGAAGACAATGATTTGGTTGAAACAGGGGGCTTTTTAATGCCAAAAAGACTACTTAGTAGTGAAAGTAATAGAACCTGCCCTGTATGTTCAACTTACTCTTTTGACAAAGCCGACGACATCTATATGCACAAGTTTGATTGTTGTAATAGCTGCTTCATACAGTGGGTTGAAGGAAGAGAAGAAAGATGGAAAACAGGCTGGCGCCCCAACAAGGAGAAATAACATGGCTACAACATTAGAGATAATTACAGGAATTCATCAAGCAGCAGCAAATGCTTATGATGGCTCACATGATGAAAGGATCGTCGGCGAAGATATGGTTGCCAAGATTGGACTCCGCCGAGAAGAAGGGTGTGCCCTTAAAGACAGCCGAATCATTGATGGCTTTAATGTCAAAGTAATGGGCGACAAACTTACAATTGTATACCACACAGAATATACCTCAAAGCAATCTCATGACAGCAGCATCGTTGGAGACATCGAGCAAGCAGTTGCAGATTGTGTTAAGTTCCTCAAAAAGGAATTCAAGAAACTAACCGGATCAGCCCTCAGTCTTAAAGACAAAACCGAAATTGAAATCAAGATGGAGCCAGTAAGTCGTATTCGCGTCTCTACCTGTGCTTATCAGACTTTCACAATTGGAAACATTGACGCAGAAGCAATCCTTGAGCCTTCAGAAGACAGACTAGAAAAGACAATCAAAGACTTCTTGGCACAAGGACGAGAGAAGGCAAAGAAGCCTTCAAACTATACCGCAAAAAATGAGAGCTAATGATCGACAAAAAACAAGCCGTAGGAGAAATCTTAAAGTCCGGCAAAGATTCAGAATACTTTGTCAATAACTTTTGCCGAATTCCACATTCGGTTCATGGGCTAGTACGATTTGATACTTATGACTTTCAAGATCAGCTATTAGTAGATCTTGAGCAGCACCGCTTCAACGTGGTACTCAAAGCTAGACAGATGGGAATATCGACAATTGTCGCTGCTCATATCGTCTGGCTTATGATGTTTCATAAGCATAAAAACGTACTGGTATTAGCGACTAAGCTCTCAACAGCAACGAACTTGGTAAAAAAAGTTAAAGAGATGGTTAAAACGCTTCCAGATTGGATGCAGATCGCCAAGATCACAGTTGACAACAGAACATCCTTCGAGCTTTCTAACGGCTCTCAGATCAAAGCCTCGTCCACTTCTGGCGATGCTGGACGTTCTGAAGCACTATCACTCCTTGTGATGGACGAAGCAGCATTCATTGACGGTTTAGACGATCTATGGACAGGGCTGTACCCTACTATCTCAACAGGTGGGCGCTGTATAGCTCTATCGACGCCTAACGGTGTTGGTAACTGGTTCCACACAACATACACAGACTCAGAGTCTGGTGTTAACATGTTCTACCCAACCAAGCTTCATTGGAGCTTACATCCGGATAGAGATCAATCTTGGTTTGATGTTGAGACAAAGAACATGTCCCAACGCCAAATAGCACAAGAGTACGAGTGTAACTTCAATGCTTCTGGCGAGACTGTTATAGCCCCTGATGACATTGATCGCTTACAGATGATGATCGCAGAACCAAAGCACAGGGTTGGTTATGATCGAAACTATTGGATTTGGAAAGAGTGCGAAGACGCAAAAAAATATTTGCTTGTTGCAGATGTAGCTCGCGGCGATGGAGCCGACTATAGTTGCTTTCATATTGTAGATTTAGACAATCTAGAGGTGGTGGCTGAGTATAAAGGCAAACCAAACATTGATGATTTCGCAAACATACTTTTCTCAGCAGGAAGAGAGTATAGCAATTGCTTGCTGGTAGTTGAAA